CGCCGTTTTCATAGGTCCTCTGATAATATTCATTACTTAATCACCACGCTTTCTGTCTCTTCCAATGTCGCCCCGGGAATTTCAATGCCCCAGTTCAGTGCTTTCTTGATCTCGTCCTTCCGGAGTTCCGGTTCTTTGAACCGCAGAAACCGCTCCGGTTCTGCTAGCAGCTTCATGAAAGCGATCAGTTCTCCTTCATCTGCAATGGCCAGTTTCTGGCTATGTGTCTGGTACACTTTGCACCGCGCTGTATTCAGTTTCTCGCCGTTCAGAGCGTATAGGAGCCACGTTTTCAGCCCGTCGATCTTATTGTCCAGCGCTTTCTTCCGGGCTGTCAGTTTGTCCGCCTCCGCTTTCACGGCTTCCGCTTCCGCTTTTATGTCCTTAATCCACAGGGCCACGCCCTCCAGTTTTGCCTCGCGTTCCATCTGCAGCGCGTCAAGCTTCTCCGTGTCGAGGATCTCGCCGGTTTCCATATCAACGCAGTCCAGAATGTCCTGGTTGATCTCATAAAGCGCCCTCATTTGTCACGCCTCCTTTTCTGTGATATACTTTCAGTGGATTCATTTCTTATAGGCCGGTTGGATGTGCCACCATCCGCCGGCTTTTCATATCCGACGCACATTTCGCTGAACCGGTCCAGTTGATCATGGAGCACCGGCGACGGTTGCAGCTGCGGATAGTAATTGATGACCCGCCCGTCGCTCATCGGCACTTCCAGCCATTCCGGAATCTCGCTACAGCGGTGCGCCCATCGTGCCCGGATCTTCGGGATGTTCGGAATAACCTTGATCACACTTGCACCCCCAGTACGCCCAGCACCTCCGGGATCTTCTTTACTAGGTTCCGCCATGCGTCAGGCGTCATACTGATCTCATCGCCTCCGGGCGTCCGCCAGTCAATGCAGTCGTGTTTGTGGTCACGGTAAAATTCGCCCAGGTCGAATTCCTTTTCCCGGACCGCCGTCACCTCGCACCCGCCAAACTTGAGCGCTTCGTAATCTCCGCCTTTGGGGGCAGGTTCCTCCGCCTTTGGATCTTCCGGCGTCTCCGCCACGCTCGGCTCATAGTTCTGCCCACCTTCCAGCACCAACTGCTTCGGCATCCCCTTGTCAACCTTCGGTGTGGGATTGTGAAATACATCATTGTGGGCCTTCCATCCGTCTTTGTTATTGAGCCGCTTCGGCAGTTTTTTGTACATTGCCGGGTCCTTGTCTTTCAAATCCTGTCGGATCTTCCACCACGCCGTCGCCGGATCTTTGATATTACATTCCCGGCCGAGATAAATCCGCGGGTCCATGCCGTCAATTGCGATCTGCACCGCTTTCTTTTTTACTTCCAATGTCAGCTTTTTCACAAATCCTTTTCTCCCTTCTGTCGTGAAGCTTCCCGTATACGGATCATATTTTCGTCCAAGTTCATTCAGCTGCAGTCGCTCCCATGTGGCCTTTGCGGAGATGAACCCCAGGCCCTTCAGGAAATCCGTCACGCTGCCACCGTTCTCTTCGATTTCCTGACACTTCATGGCCAACTCTTTCTGATCTCTCATCTGTACATCCTCATCATTGTTTCAATCATTTCTTGATCGTGGTGCCTGGCCATTTGCTGTAGCATCTGTATTACTGCATCCGGATCATCCAGCTGTAGAAGATTTTTGCCGTTTCCGTGCTTGATCCAATTTTCAATCAACTTTCGATTCTTATTCCGTACATACGCATAGTCTTCAGGCATCAACCTGCTCTTGTGTAAGTCGTTAGTAGTGAAAGGCCCTTTTCCATGGATATAATCTTCCCGCATGGTCGTTGCCACAGCTTCTATCAGGTGCATCATGCCATCCTTGTCAAATTCCTTCGGCCGGTTCCGATCTGGTCCATCCGGTACGAATTCCGGGCAGTGCCGCACCAGATATCCGTTGTTATTTAATTCCGCCTGCCAGCCTTTGACCGGCTCGAAATCTCTGGACCACGAACAACCACCGCAGCACACCTTCTCGCAAAAGGTGCAGAGCGAATCTTCACGTTTTATCATTTGTTCACCACCCCAATGTATTCAGAGCGGATATATCCGCGGTTGGTCAGTGCCCAGTCATACCCAAGCCATTTGACCGTAACGACAGTGCCCGGTTTCAGCCTAGCCTTTTTCGGCCCATCCACCCAGCGTCTGGCATTTACTCTGCCATTGCCTGTAATCACCATTTGTGCGTCTATCCATTCTGGTTCGTCATATACCACATATCCGGCATAGACCCATCCGTCCCCGGTCTCAGTGCCGGCGTCGATGATGTGCAGGAACCCGTTCCGGACCTTGTCATCTGTCCGAATTCTGTCCCCGGCGTCCAGCCTGCCAAGTTTGTTCCCGTTTTTCTTTGGTGTTTCACGGATATTCACATAGCTATCACACATGATCCATCCGTCACTGTCAGCTGCTGCAACGCTGAGATACACAATGCAGCTGAGCACAATGCCAAGAAAGATCCCGAAAATCAGCACACCGGCCACCATCCAAGTAATGTCTTTTCTTTTCCACATTTCCATGCTAGAATGTTCACGGTTATTCATATAACCAACCCCTTTTATGGTCCGTCGATGTTGCCGCGTCGGCGGACTTTGTTTGTCGTCTTTTCCAGCCCTGAAATTCCGCTTCCAGCTCTGCGTCCGTGAATGTTCCGTCCGGATTTACCATGTTTTTCATCATCCGGGAAAACGCGGAGGCAGCTGGCTTCAGGTTCGGCTGTTTGCCTGTGTAGGTGACACGAATGCTGAAATGCTCATTCATACTGACCACTGTCCATAAAATCACCTCCATACTTCGCTTAAAGCGAGCGCTTACCGCAAAAAATAAAGTCAGCAGGGTACCGGTAAAGTTTACAGATCTCCATAAACTTATCATAGCCCGGCACTGTATTGCCTTTTTCCCAGTTCCGCAGCGTCTCCGTTGTCACATGCAGTTTGGCTGCAGCAACGTCCTGCAGGAATCCGGCATTGACCCGGGCAGCTGCCAGGGAGATTTTCGGCGGGTAATTCATGCCCTCCATATTGTGCTTTTCCTCCTTTCAAGTTTTCGGGAACCACTATCAGTATACTCGCTTTAAGCGAGCTGTCAAGCCAAAAGCGAAAAAAATTTTTGCTGAGGCTTGTTTTTCTCGCTTTTATCGCATATACTAATGTTCCAAGGAGGAATGTAACATGCCGGATAATATCAGAGAAATCTTCGTTAAGAATCTCCGCTACTTTATGGAAAAGAAGGGAATCAGTCAGGCCGATATCTGCCGTGAGCTGAATGTGTCGTCCGCTACTGTTTCAGACTGGTGCAACGGAAAGAAGCATCCAAGGCCGGACGCGATCGGCCGCCTTGCGGATCTGCTGGGCGTCCGCTTCTCTATGCTGACAACGGAAGAAGGTCCGATGAATTATGAAGATCAGCAACGACTGGAAGCGCTCCATCAGAATCCGCGCCTGGGCCTGCTGTTCGATCATACAATGAAGATGAAATCCGCAGATGTGGATTTTATGATCCAGATGGCGGAGCGCATCGTAAAGGAGCTTGATGCGGATGTATGATAATCGTCCTGCGGTACTGGTAGATCTTCCTACCAGTATCCGCGGATTCGTATACCACGATGATGACGGCGAGCCGGTGATCGTGTTAAATGCACGACTTACCCATGAGCAGAACCGCAGGACATATGAGCATGAAAAAGAACACATCCTTCGCGGTGACATGTATAATGCAAATTATAATGAATATAAGGAAGTGTGATTATGAAAAAGATTATCATTATAATCCTTACTATCGTGCTGATCCTGCCGGCGGTCTCCCTGGCGGATCTGCCGGATATATCCGGCCTCAGCTTCGATGAACTGGTACAGCTGAAGGATCAAATCAACTTAGCCATCTGGAACAGCCAGGAATGGCAGGAAGTTACCGTTCCTCCGGGAATATGGGAAATCGGGAAAGATATCCCGGCGGGTCACTGGTCGCTTCGTCTTCCTGAAGGATCAGATCCGTGTTATGTAATCTATGCATCCAATACAATAAACGACGGACACGACGTTGATATAAGTCAATCTATCATGGAATGTCTGTGTGATCCTTCCAGCATATTTTTTGATGGATCGTATAAAACAGAGACTGACTTCGATATGAAGGAAGGCTGGTTTATCCGACTTGACTGCGCGACCATTTTTACACCGTACACCGGCAAACCAGATCTCGGATTCAAATAAGATCTGCGGAAGAGCGGCAACTCTTCCACAGATTTGACAAATAAAAAAAGGGGAAATGAATATGAATGACCGTCCGTTGAAAAAAGCTGTATCTTATGCCCGTTATTCCTCTGCCCAGCAGCGGGACGTTTCCATCGAACAGCAGCAGCGCGATATCCGGGCCTTTGCGGAACGTGAAGGATACACAATTATCCATGAATACGCGGATCACGCGAAGTCCGGATATCATAATATCGAAAACCGTACGGAGTTTATGGACATGATCCGGGCGTCCGCATCCGGTGTTTTTGATACGGTGATCGCATGGAAGGTGGACCGCTTCGGCAGAAACCGTCGGGAGTCCGCGATCTATAAGGGCCAGCTGGCGGACAACGGTGTATCCGTTGTTTATGCCATGGAGCCGATTCCGGACGGCGCTGCCGGCGTTCTCACGGAAGGCATGCTGGAAGCCCTGGCTGAATGGTATTCGAGGACGATTTCAGAAAACACAAAGCGCGGGCAGCATGATAATGCCATTAAGGGATTATATAATGGACATCTTGCCTACGGATATGATAGGAGCCCTGACAATCGCTTTTCCATCAATGAAGCGGAAGCTGCCATCGTTCGCAGGATCTTTGACATGTATTCACAAGGGCATTCTTTCGAGTCTATTGTCAGAGATATGAAAGCGAACGGTATCATGTCAAAATGTGGTAAACCGTTTCAGAAATCAACAGTCCTTTATATTCTGAAAAATGAAAATTATATTGGTGTCTATCATTTTGCAGATGTCAAGATACCGGATGCCATGCCGCGGATCATCGACGATGATCTGTGGGAGCAATGTCAGGCAATGCGGAAAAAAACATTTAGACACAAGGAGAAAGCACCGAGAGATCATTATCTGTCAGGGAAATGCACTTGCGGTTTATGTGGTGCTCCGATCTATGGACATTATGGATGCGGACGCAATCATAAAAGATATTACTATTATGTGTGCAGTAATAAAAAGCTGCATCGTTGCAACTCTCATTATATGCACAGTGAAAAACTGGAAGAACCGTTATTTGATTTCATATTTAATAAGATACTGAAGAAAAAAACGCTGAATGATTATATCAAACTAATTTCTGATCTATTATCCAGTCAGAAGACTTCACCAAAACAGCAGCTGGAAGCGGAGCTGAGGGATGTTACCCGCCGGATTGATAATATTACCATGGCAATCAGCGAAGGCATCTGGACAAAGCAGACTGCGGCCATGCTGGAAAAACTGTCTTCCAGAGAAGAAGAACTGAAGAACAATATCGAATTCCATAAAATGACAGACAGAAAAGACATATCAGAGGATCGGATTCGATTTCTGTTGGAAAAGAATATGAAAGGAAAACACAACGATCCCCATCATCTGAAAGCATTGATCGATGCGTTTGTTAATTCAATAGTGGTTTATGATAACTGGATGGAAGTTGCTATAAACATGGTAGATAACGTAGGGAGAATCCCGCCCGAAAGCATGCCACCGCTTGATATTGTGCCAGATGGCAAACGGTTCGACTTTCGTACAGTCAAGGCGCCTTCACTGTACGTTGTCGAAACATGTCCGGTAATTGTGTTCAAAATAGCTGTATAACGTAAAAACAGCCCCGGGATTACTCCCGGGGCATCGTTATTTTAGAATTTCATTTATCCGTAGAATAACGAAATCCATATTTTACATTTAAGCATATTTCCAAATTATTGATCTGCGGGCGGTTTCTGTTCCTTGTTGTACTGCAGCGTACTGATACCCAGAATGGCACCAAGGAACGCGTCCACCGCGGTGATGGTACCGACGACCTCATCGGCGTACGGGAAGTCCCAGATCCGGGCCAGGGCAAAGTACAGCGTGCCCAGCGCCGGCAGCAGGATCTGAGCGACGAACTTCAGAACATCATAAACCTTGTTGCTCATTTTCATGATTAAATCCTCCTCATTGTACAATAGCATGTGCTTCCATTGGATGAGACTCCGGCGGGATAGACGGCAGCGCTCTGACTTGGTTGTATATGTCGCTGATCACGTTGTTCTCTCCCAGTGCCTCATACTGTGTGTACATGTTTTCGATGTTGTCCCGTTCTCCGGCGCTGACCCATCCGCGGGACAAATAGTGGTTGAATGCCTGCAGTAATCGGTCCCGAAGCAGCGCCTGGACGCCCAGCATGGTCGCCTTATTCTGGGCTTCCACCCGTGCGCTGGCTTCCTCGTTATCCTGGACCCGCTTCTCCAGTGGACGTTTCAGGTACACCGCGATCAGCACGCCAACGAGGCCGGAGATGATCC